TACGGATGGTGTGGGTATTGTGGAGCAAGTACGCGGTATTGACCGTGCAATGAATAAGCTGTTGAACATGGGTCTTGACAAAGAGCTATTTAAGCTGTTACCTATGTTTGAGGTATTTTCTGATGCGTATGAGAATCCTGAAGATCTTGAGGTTGGTGTTACTCCTGGGAAGTTCCTACGTAGGAGCCGTGATGGGCAGACCCTTGAGGGTATCAAGCCGATAGTTGTTGAAGGTGTCCAGCAAGATATGGTGAGTCTTGCGGGAATACTTGATCGTGGCCACCAAGAAGGAAGTTTCATTTCTGAGATTCAACAGGCGCTTCCACGATTTCGTGGTGAACAGACGCTTGGTGAGATAAAGATCAAGGGCGGACAGCAGCAAGACTTTCTTAGCGCGATGGCTAAGGATATAGACGAGTTCGCATTGAAACCTATCCTTGAGTTGAGCATGGATACCATGCTACAGTTTCTTGATACAAAGAATGATCCACGTATTGGGAGTGTGTTGGGGATTGGTGCTGAGTACTTGCGCGGAATGCAACTTCCAGAGCTATTGGAGATTATTGCTGGAGATTATATTGTGAAGGTGTCCGGCGTTACAGATCAGATTGACCGCGCTGAGCAACTCCAGAATCTCATACAGTTTCTTAATGTGTTGTCACAGCAACCCGAAACACTTATGCCTCATCTGCGCACGGATGAATTCTTGCAGCGGATACTTGAGGCGTTCAGGGGCGCGGTACGTGATCCTGAGAACCTGATTGAAGACCCGATGACTGTTGAGGCTAAGAGAGCAGCGCTACAAAACAGTGCGGTTACTCCTGAACTGTTGCGTATGATGCCGCAGTTTGTTAAGATGGCTGCTGAGATACAACGAGATGGAGGAGCTGAGGGCTTGACTCAGGCTGCACAGCAAGCACAACCCCAAGTTGCCCAGCAACTCCAACAAGAGAAAGAACAGCAAGCGGCTTCTGAAGCTAAGCGCCGTACACTTGAAGAAGCGGCCTTCCAGGCTGAGCTTGGTAAGCTTCGCAGTCTAGCAGAGGGATTTGAGAACAAAAACTATGTCGAGCAAAAGCGCACCTAGCACACCTAGCGCGGCATGTGCGTGATGAAAGGATGATTGTGATTACACCAGATTTTTTGCACGGGTTTATGCTATTGACAGCATTCATAGCAGGATATTTGATGCGTGCCACACGTGATCGGAAGTAAGGTTTGATTAATGCGTGGATTGTTGTTGTATTTTGGGAGTGTGGTAGCTATGGCAGTTACTAGTGTATTTGGTAGAACAGGTGTTGTTACTGCTGCTGAGGGTGACTATGATCTTGATGATCTTGGCGATGTAACAATTTCTTCTCCATCAAATCTAGATATTATTGCCTATAGTACCGCTGTTGGTGGATGGCTTAATGCTCCACTTGTTGCTGGTGCAGACACACAAATTATATTTAATGATGGAGGAGCTTTTGGTGGAGATGCAGGCTTTGTTTGGGATAAGACAAATAATAAACTAGGTATTGGAACAGACACACCAAGTAGAAATGTTACAGTCTATGGTACTGGTGCTCCCTTAGAAGGAATTGGATTATTCTTAGATTATGATAGTTCTAATGCCTATTCACGAATATGGACACAAGTTGCTAGTGGTACTAATACAGGAAGAGCTTTAATACTTGGTGCTGTTTGCCATGGAGGTTCTATTGCTAGTCCAACAGCTACACCAAGTGGTGCAAGATTAGTTGAATTCCTTGGTGGAGGACACGATGGAAGTGGCTTCGCAACAGATCAAGCTGGATTAAGAGCATTTGCTGGATCTCTTTGGAATGGTACTAATAGAGAAACATATTTTGATTTTCTTGCCACACCATCAGGACAAACATCATCTCGCCAAAGTATGGTTTTACGAAGTGGTGGTATTCTTGAAGTAGATGCATTTGCAGATGGTGATGTAGTTCGTATAAAACAAGGTGGTAGTCAAGAAGGGCAAATTAGTGTTAGTGGTGCAACAGTAACATATGCTGCGTTTGTAGGTGTTCACCCCTCACAACCGATGTTTGGCCAAGAAACACCCCCACTTGGTGGAGTGCTTATAAGCAATGGTACGAGGGTTTTAAGCGAGCTTACGATTTGGGAAGAAGCTGTTGGAACAGCTACAAAAAGCACTGGTGTTGCACGTATAACGAACCCAATTAGGGAGCTTATTGGATTAAATCCTGTAATGGAGACTATTGCAGGACGAGTATATAAGATTCGCCTTCCAGAAGAGATTGAAAAAGATCCAGTCGAGCGAGCAAAGTTTACAAAAAAAGTAATTTCTGTACCAGAGAAGGAAATATACATCCACGTAGTCCCTACAACTACAGCTAGTGATAATAGGGTGTATGGGGTATTTGTTGCACAAAACAAGGATAATACTCGCGATAGGAGCTTTGGAGAGAATGATGTTCCTTCGTGGGATATTGCATCACTCGGGCACTACAAAGTCCGGGTGACTGATGAGAACGGAAATATCTCTAATGGAGATTATTTGTGCTCTAGTACACGCGCGTATGAGGCAATGAAACAAGATGATGATATTCTACATTCTCACACTATTGCCAAAGCTCTTGTGGATGTTGATTTTACGAGCGTGCCGGTGGATGGGACGTTAGGATATAAGTGGGTTCTCGTGCCAGCAACATTGCATTGTGGATAGGAAGTAAAAATGGGTACTCCAGTTAGTTTTTCTAGTGGTTATGCAAAGACAGTTGCATTGCCTCCGGCAGTTTTTGGTACAGCGGCAGTGGCATCAGGAGATGCCATTAGTGAGTCAGTGGATTTGAATGGATATTCACTTGTGGGTGTGATTACTCCAGCAGCGAGTTTTGTGGCGGGAGCACTTGGTATCCAGGTAAGTGTGGATAACTTGACGTTTGTGCCATTATACAATGCCTCTGGTGCTGTAGCAAGCCCAAGTCTTGATACCTCTAGTGCGTGGGCAGTAAACCCCCAGGATACCGCAGGATGGCGGTATATCAAGATTACATTGGGTACTCAAACTGCGAACGTGGATTTGACAGTTATTTACAGACCTGTATAGGATATATAAGGAGTTTTCTTTGACAGAAGACACAATGGCAATGCTGGTAGCGCGGGCTGCCAAAGGCCGAGATGTTGAGAATTTTATAGATAGTGCAGGATGGGTTGAGGTACTGCGTCCAGAATTGGCTAAGCAGCGCGAGCGAGCTGTAAAACAGCTAGTGGATGTGTTGCTATCACGACCTGAAAGTGTGCCAGATGCACATGCTATTTCGTGTGGAATCGCGGGTGAGATAGCAGGAATAGACAGCTTGATTGAGACTATTGATAAGGCTGTTGTAGCGGGTCAGCGAGCGTATGATAAAGTCCTTAATGAAGGATACAAACCAAATATTTAATAGAACTCCATTCTGTGTTATGTGACATGATATACTATTATTGGAGGAATTTTCCTAATGGAACAAGACCAGGTTCAAAACCAAAATTCACAAGATGAATCTTTGGGCTCTCAGAACCAAAATCAGAACCAAAATCAGAACCAGTCAGATACCGCTGTAAGCGGTACTGAATCTAGTGATGCCGCTCCAAAGTTTGTTGAGCGGCTGCCATATGACGACTACTTTAGCCAGTTTGACTCAAGCAGCGAACCTGCTTCTGGCGACCAGAGTGACGAGGTAGCAAAGGCTCTACTCACCACTCTTGACAATATCAAGAGCGAAATTGCATCCTTAAAGGCTGCTGGCAAGCCCCAAGAGGCTGCTGCTGTTGCAGAAAAGGCGGATGGATTCGCTCAGCGTTTGCAAGCTGGGGATATTGAAGGTGCTCAGGCGGCGCTTGAGAGCGCTGCTATTAGCCGAATTGAGTCCCAAGTTCTAGATAGAGCCGTTGAGCAAGCTACTCGAAAGGCTCTTGTGGCTGCTCAGGCTCAAGCAGAAATTTCTAATTACGGTCAGCAACTCCTAAAAGATCATCCGGGGTTGGCTGAAGTGGCGGATCTTGTTGAGGACTATGCCCAAAACATGATGCGCCGAGCAGTGGCGGAAGGTAAAGTTCAGGCCGGTGACGTGCCTGGATATGTTTCTGCCCTGAAAAGCGCCCTTAAGCAAAGCGCTGCTAGGTTCTCGCGGATCACGAGTACGCAGCGGGCAGCGGGTGCTGCTGGAGCATCGGCACGACATGCCGAAGTTCTCCAGTCTACTACGATAGCGCCTGGTGCCATGCAAGAGCATGGTGACGAAGGCCCTGGAGGCGATAACCCGCTAGCCGGTAAATCTCAGGCTGAGATCGACAGGGAATGGCTTCGCGATCGCGCAAAGCGAACGTTCTCTATGAAGAATCCTGGGATGCAACGGTATAGCAACGGAAGTGCATAAGCACATCCGATTCTGCGCGGATTAGTCCGCGCCTCTGGAGAATAGTTTTATGCCTGGTCAAGTCTATTCGACTAACTCACTGGGCGGGAACTGGTCTACTCCTTATCTTACTGATCGCTTTCGGCATCGTGCTCAGCCGTTGTTTAAACTTCGGCAGTTCATTGATACCAAGGAAGCGATTGGCAAACGGAAGGGTGACACCTTCTTGTTTGATAAAGCTGGGGACGTGGCTACTCAGGGTGGGACTCTGCTTGAAACGCAGACGATTCCTGAGACCAACTATATCACGAACCAGGGTACTGCGACTATCGTAGAATGGGGAAACAGTATTCCGTTTACGGAAAAGTTGGAAGAACTCGCACAGTTTGACACTCCGTCAGTGACGGAGATGAAGCTGCATAATGACGCTATTAGGGCTCTGGAGTCCGCTGCTGGAGATCAGTACGCGGCTTCGGACTTTATTGCGGTTTGTTCTAGTGGTAGTTCGGTGGCAATCACCACCAATGGTACCGCTACTGCAACTGCTACTGGCGATCTGACTGCCGCTAACGTTCGTACTATCGCGGATTTCATGAAGAAAAACTTCGTGCCGAAGTACGATAACGAGAACTATATCTGTGTTGCTAGTGTTGCTGCGTTGAGTGGCATGCATGCTGACACGGGTAGTGGTGGGTGGATTGATATTTCCAAATTCACCGACAAACAAGTCATGAACATCTTCAACGGAGAGGTTGGACAGTTCTACAAAGTCCGCTTCGTTGAGGAAACTGGATATTTGAGTAATGCCATCGGCAATGCTTCGGGTCATGGTGAAGCAGTCTTCTTTGGTGAGGATGCGGTTTATGAGGCCGTTACTACGCCTGAGATGATTCGAGAGAAGAACTCGGTTGACTATGATCGTGATCGCGGTCTTGCCTGGTATGCATTGCTTGGGTTCCAGATTGTTTGGGACTACTCAACTGATACTGAACAGCACATCGTGTTTGTCACGAGTGCTTAAACCACAAGGAGAAAACAATGGGTTATAGTGATCAGAAATTTTACACCCGGCGCGAAATCCCTGTGGCGTTCGCGCAAAATCTGGGTACTAGCACTGGTGCTGGTACTGCCAGTAACACGCTGAGTGATGTGTTGGCAACTCTGCCTAAGTTCACGCGACGGACTAAGGTTCTCGCTATTAGGCTTCGTTGTACGACCATTCCTAATGCAGCTAGTACTGCTGAGATTTTGCAGTTTAAGAACGGCACTAGCACGTTTGCTACCGTGACAGTTACTACCGCTTCGGCGGATCAGTTTCTGGATGCTACGATGGTAGAAACGAATGGTGTCGATACTTTCTCTGCTAGTGTTCAGCCTACTGTTGACGTTACTGGAACTGCCACTGCATCTGGCGCAGCTTTGGGTGCGTTTGATGTGTGGTTTGAGGTCCAGGAACTTCCTGTGTAACCATACAGGAGTTTCGTACGTCTAACATATAGACGTATATTAACGGCATGCCCGTATGGCTTTAAGGGTTGAGCCATTTCACAAATCAACCCTAACAATCCACGGCGCTGAAGCGCTAAGAAAGACATATCATGCCTCGCAAATCAAGCTCTGCTGTAGCAGACAAAACGTTTGAAACACCGCCTGAGATTATTTCACCCCAAACAGAACAGGAACAGCTAATTACACGGGTTAAAGAATCTACTTCCGTTCCAAAAGCTGCCGCGCCACGCCGCACAATCACAAACTGGATGAGCTTTGTCAAGGCAAATGTTGCCCCAAAGAAAGTTCGCGTACATAAGTATCGTGAGTTTTTTAGGTTTGATGATGCTCCTCACGTGACCATCATACCCACCGCAGATAAGATTATTTCTAAAGCCCAA